GGGTTGTTGCGCCACTCTGAGGCCAATGCCTCGGTGGTTAATGCGCCATTAATATTATCAATGGTGACATTAATATTATCTGATTGCATTGAAAAATCTTCTGATAATTTATCAAAGGTAATGGCAAGCGGCGTGTATTCATTCGCCCCATCATAGACAAACACATCATGATCAGTAAAACGCAAAATCTCACCGGCATCTGCTTGGTCATAATCCCAATTTTTATCTAAATAAAACTCAAATAAATGCAGCATGGCAAACGCCTCATCTGAGCGCACATTGTTGGTAATGGTTTTACTCATTGCAACGACTCCACAATGTCTGCATTGCAAACATACATGCCATCCACACGGCGATCAAATTTAAAACTATCTGCCATAAAATATGCTTTAGTTTTAGCGGTCGATCCTAGTGAAATTGATCCCTCTTTGGGCATTCCAAACGTACCCATAATGCCGGCCTTTTTACGATAAAACTGAATTAATGATAAAAATTCTGACTCTTGCAGCAACCAATTTAGCGTGTATTTACGGCGCAAGCCGTCTTTGTCTTTAATGTGTCTAGCTGATGATCCAATGTTTGAAAAAATTGAATTTGATATATATTCAAAAGCCACTTGATAAGGCTCTGCACTGGCTAATACTGCTGTAAACCCAGTATCAGTTGAAGTGATTGGTGTGTATGAGGATGATTGCGCATAGGCGGCTTGGTACTCAGTGTAATTAAAAAACACACTGCTGATCAAATTAATCGTGCCTGAATAAAGTGCCGGTGCAACCACCCTAAATTTAAACTCTTTAAACACCCAAACTGAGGCATTTAACCCCATCACGTCAGGGCGTAAATCATGTATATCGTCTGCATCAATAATAACGGTATTAGAATGGTTAGCCTCATAAACAGTTTGCAATGCCTCAAATTGTGATTTGGTGAGGTTGTTATAACTAACCTGCATCTGCAAAGCCGGTATTGACGAGTTGACCACGCGCTGCGTTTTGCCACTATTAAATTGTACTGAGTGGCCTTGTTTTAACCATTCCTCAACTTGAAGATGCTGATGGTTAGCCATAATAGTTGAGGTTAAATTATTCATTAAACAACTTGTTTGATGGTGCGGCGCACACTACCATTTGACGTAAGGCTGCTATTAATAATGCTCTCAATTGTGCCTCTATTATTAACCAAATAACTGTTAAAACTAGCCGCATCAATAGCTTGGACATTAAAATTAATCTCGGCACTAACCTGCTTCACCTCGCCCGTGGCGGTGTTAAGTTGATGGTTTGGCACAATTGTACCGGCGCGATCCGGTACAAATAACTCTGCACCACGTTCACCCACGATCGATGGCTGATTTGGGGTTGGGCGGCCTCCGGCAGCAAATCCAGGCAAGCTAAATCCAAATCCACCTGAAATGCTGCGCACTAATAATGCTCTAACTTGCATCCTAATTAAATCAGCAAGGATTGATCGCGCCATGTCTTTAAATGAGGTCTTAACGCCCATCACCATATTAACAATGCCATTTTCAATTGCACCCATACCTTTAAGGGTTGCATCGGCGATGGTCAAATTGCCCTTGCTAACTTCGGCTTTGTACTTCTTAAACCCCTCGCCCATTTTTGACCATATAGTATTTTCTTTACTAGCCGTTGTGCCTGCTTCACTCGCACCGGATAAATCTGATAATGATTTTGTGGTTTGGCGAATAACTGGCAATGTATCTAGCAGTGATTTTCTTAGCTGCGAATTGTCAAACTTAAATTTGATTTGGGTGTCATTAGCATTATCTAACTCTTTGTTGAGTCTTGCCAATTCCATGATTGCACCTCTTTGCATTTTAGGCGCAATATCTTTTTGGCCGATTCTTGCCTCAACTATTGCAATTTCTTCTAATATTTCCTTAGTATCTCTAAAGCCGCCCAACGCCTCCGGCAAACTTTTGCGAACGGTATTAACGAACTCAATCAAACCATTGCCCATTTTCTCAAATGCCGCTAAGATATTTACAGCAGAAACAACAATTGCCTCAGCCATATCGCGCGCAATAGCACCAATGCCGCCTGACTCGCCAACCCTCATTTCTACCCAATCACGAATATTATTTGTTATGGCTTCGATGGCCGGCGCAAGTTTGGCCACCGCTTGTGTGAATGTTGAGGTTAAAAAACTAGATAATCTAGTCATGGCATCATTAGCATCTTCAACACCTTTGGCGGTTTCTGCTGACATAACCAAGCCGAGTTTATCGGCCTCAAGCATGGTCGCGTGCATTGCCGCTGATCCACCCTCTAAGACATTAATCATTTCAGCACCACGCGCACCAAATAGCTTATATGCTAAATCAGCCTTTTCAGTTTTATTGGTCATGCCTGCGGTAACATCGGCCACGTCTGCTAATACATCGGTAACACCTCGGAGCGTACCATCTGATTTTAAAACACTAATATTGTATTTTTTAAATACGTCTTTTGCAAGGCCAACGCCACGGCTCATATCGGCCATGTTTACGGCCAATTTTTGCACCGCCTTATCAAGCTGTTTGGCTTGCATACCACCTAAATTGGCTGCGTGTCTTAGGCGTTGCAATGACTCCACACTGACACCAATTGCACGTGACATTTTTGCCATTTCATCGGTGGCATCGAGCGATTTTTTGATAAAAAAGCCAATGCCTGCAAGGCCGGCAAGGGAAACAAAGCCAGTTTTAAGGCTAAAAACTGCCGATGTTGTGCGTTTTAAAGAGCGACCAATGGCGTTAAACGCCTTTTTAGTGCGGTTTTGTAGCTTAATAACATAAGTTGCCGTTGCCTTAGCCATTGCTCTCTTTCCCTTTTAATTCAAAATAAGCCGCCCATATAACCAGTTCGACCGTTGTTAATTCCATAATCTCATTTAAAGACTTATGCAAATGCTCTGCCAATCGGCAAAAAAAATACAAATCATGATCGGCCTTTAAGGCTTTTTTGCATCGTCAACCGTTGGATCGTCACCACTTATTTGCTCAACAACTCTGCTGATTACAGCGGTGTCATATTCGCGCATTAATTCTTGCAATTCAGCAGGCCGCCAAATACGATCACCATCTTTATTTAAGGCACGCATAATAAGAGCCATACAAACCGCATCCACCGTTTTACCGGCATCATATAATTTTAAAATCTCGGCTTGTTTTTTTCCGTTTATTGCACCTTTAAAAAAAATGGTATCATCCCATTCAGGCACAAAAACCGAGTTTAATTCACCCGATAAACGTGCCTTAAATTGCGCTTTTGCATTGTCTTTAATGCCCATCTATACAGTGGCTAGACTTAATGCACCAGTACCTTTAAAGTTAAATGATGCATTAACCATATCATCAATTGCACCATTGCGCTCAATCGACTCGACTAAGCACGTGCCTGTATAAAATTTATCGCCGGTTGTATTGCCCTCAAAATAAAATTTAATCGTGACCGATGCACCTGCTGTCAAAGCCGTTTGCGCTGTATCACCCTCGTCTAAAAAACAATCGCACGAACCTGACCACTCAGTTGTGCCAGTTGCAAAGGTTTTTGCGCTATCTGATAGCTTGGTGGTTTCGATCGTGCCTGCGCTCTCGCTCAGTGACCATGATTTTAATTCGCCCATTAAATCTGAGCCGATGTGTATAAGACCCTCTGAGCCAGTATGTGTTGCCATTTTTATTACTCCTTATCAGTGTTAATTGTTTTTTGTTGTTTGGCCGGTTTTTGATCAAGTGACCAACCGCGCACTTGTGCATTTGAAACTTGTGATGGATGAACCACAATCGGCTCTGACCCACTCTTATACATTGTTGGCATATTGCCCCCTTTTATTAACTTATTAAAGTTTCAACATCTGTTTTATCAACCCTATATTGGGCAATAAATCGCATTGTCATTAAGCCAATTGGCTGCTCGGCCTCTCCGCTTAGTGCAATATCCATGCTTTCATAATTAAAACTCTTACACTTGCCATTTAACGTAGTATCAGCACTTGCAAACAAAGCACTTTCCACCTCTGCGCCTATGGTGTCTAAGGTGTTGTCCAAATTAACAGATTGCTTTGCGCGTGCCTCAATAACCACGTTTAATATGCGCATTTGCTTGTTGCCACTTTCCTCGCCTAAATCTTCATCTAGCGTGTAAATCGTTAATGCCGGCAATAAGTGTGCCGAAGCTGTATCGTAGGCTCTATTGGCAAACACATTCGATCCGGTGGTATTCAACCCCGTCAATGTGGTTTCTAATTGCTCTCTAATTTGTTGCCTTGCGTGTGCCATTATTTATATTTGTGTTTCTAACAATAAACTGGTCAAACCAGTGCCATCTGGCTGAATGCCAACCACCTTGAACGAGTTGGCTTCAATATAATCATCATTTACATAATCGTTTGAGTTCTGCAGATAAAAATCAGTTATTAAGTTTGAGTCGATTGTCACAATATCGCCGTGAGCAAATAGACCTGCATCAATACTACTAACGATAAATGTTGGGGTTTCTGACTCAATCCCATACACATCACTAAAAGGGTTTTCAAAAATTCCATTAACAGAAGAACTATTAACCGTGCCGCTATCGGCTAATTCGGTTTCGTCTAAAAATTCTGTTAAATCTTCTGTTAGCATGGTTTTTTTGAAAACTCTCTTGGTTTAATAAAGGGTGCTAGTTTCCCAACACCCTAATTAACTTATGTAGTCGCGTCTTTCATTGCTGCAAAAGACTCGGCGTGGCGTACTGCCACGTCAACATCTTGTAATGCAACGACTCTGACCGTGCCGCTTGATGATCCCGTTGATGTGTCAACGTTAATATCAATGCCGCCCCAAGTACCAATAATCAAGTCATTCCAGTTACCGTAAACGATTGCCGAACAAGTTGATGTTGAGCCTTTAGTCAAGTTTGATGGAACTTGATTAGAAACCGCCGCATTGTAACCACGTAGCGTGTTGTTATCTGACCAAACATATTGGCCAGTGCTTGATGCTTTTTCAGTTTGTAACAACTTACCACGCACTTTAGCGTTAGTTAAGTAACCCAACGCACCTAAATCAGCGTTATCCGCCGCAACTGCTGACTCTAAATCGACAATGTCTTTCCAATCTGGCGCTGCGCCATTTGTACCACCAACAACTGAACCAATACCGGCAGTATTTAACACACCTTTTGGCTGATTTGATGAACCCGTGCCGTTAATCGCTGCTGAATCAATTGCTAATGCTAGTGATGTTGCAAGATCATTACGCACAAACGCCTCAACATCTAATGATGATTGAAGTAACATTTTGCGAGAAATATCAGACATTGAACCAACTGTCTTAGGTGACATTGTTACTTGATCAAACGCTGCTTGTGACTCTGTGACTGCGCCTGACTCAGCTACCCAGTAAGAAGTCGCACCACCAGTTTGACGTGGAATAGCAATGTTACCAACAAGATCACTCATCATTGTTGCGCCCAGACCGACCGTGGACATGCGATTTCTCATCATTTCAATGAAACTGCCTGATAATAAATCAGTTGCAACGGTGTGACCACCTGCTGTTGATGTTGTAACGTTTAAATCACGCATTAAAACGTCAGTTGGGATGTAGAAACCCTGCGCACGTTTGCCCAATTTTGATGCCATGCCATCTGACATTTCACGCTCAAAACCTGCCTCGTTCCAGTTGCCCGTCACTAACGCATTAACCGCACGTACAATTGAAAAATCGCCAATCTCGGCATCACTCATGCCAATTTTAGTATCTTCAATCGCAGCTTGTGCCGGTTGGTTTTTGTTGATTGACTCCAATGCAACGCCACGAAACTCGTCCATTGAGCGGTCATTTCTCTTAAATTGAGCGCCAATTTCTTTAAGTTCCGGGTGTTTTGATACGATTGCATCAATTTCTGCTGATCTTTGGCGGTCTGCTGCCACTGCATCGCGGCCAACTTGTACGGCATCGATATTTGTTGTATTTTCTGTTGTCATTTTGACTTCCTTATTTTTAGTTTTTAAATTAGTAATGGTGGTCACATTCTCACCATCAGACGATCTAGCAACACCAATTGAGTTGTCCGCAGGCACACTCACCACGCTCACCTCATACGGTTGCCAAGATGTAGCCACAAACGTGTCTAAATCACCCTCTGATCGCGACTCGTCTAATTCCATTTCATTGATGCGATAACCCACCGAAATGTTTTGACGGATGCCATCCATTACGTCTGTAAATATCTCTTGAGCGCGTGCTGATTTAGAGAAGCGCACAACGGCCGTGCCACGCTTTCCATCCACCGAAGCACTTTCCACTCGGCCAATCTGATCGCTTGTGTCATGATCCATCAACAAGGGTGCGCCACCGTTCAAACGTTCCAAATTGACGGATTTAGGCGAGTGATCTAACACTTCCATCCCAAACCACCTTTCAACTGGCATATCACTTGAAAACGATAAATTTACCGTTCTTGCATCTTCATCAATCGCGCTGCGATCTAAAATAAAACTGCGGTGTAAATCACCGGTTTTAAGTTTTTTATTGTTCATTGCTTAATACCTCATTTAGAGTAATTGTTAAATTTAAGCCTTTAGATTTGGCCAATTCTTGCTCATAAGCTAGTTGATCATAAACATCCTCAATATCGCCGCCCTGCTCTGCAATAATGTCACTGGCTGTTTTGATACCTGCCTGGACTGCTGAAACGCCGGCTTGAATATCCTTAACGGGGTCGACCCATTGCCATGCCTTTGGCTGCCAACGAACCTCGGTTAATTTGTCATAATTAACCATGTCTAAACCCAAAGAGCCATTAAGCAATTGCATTGATAACCACTGCTCATAAATACGTGTCATAAAATGCTGAGTCATCCAGTTTTGCTTGACACGCCACTGGTCGCGCTCTTCAATCGTGCCGGATCTGATCGAAGAAAAACTAACCCCCTCTAAATCACTGGCCAAACTGTTATAAGCCACACCCAAACCACTAGCAATACCACGCAAAATAGCCTTATTAAAATCTTTAAATGCTGATGT